AAAAAGCTAAGCCAGGCAGGTAAACTGTTTCAGAAAGTATCATCATCAACATTGAAAACGATTGAAACGACTCCTGCTCTTGCACAAACGATTGAAACGTATGCAAACAGTTTCATACGAGTAGGCACCATGTCTGCCAATCCTAAAAAGCATGTTGCAGGTTTAATTGCGTATATAAATAATAAGTATCAGAAAGAGATTGATAAGTTAAAGTCTGATGCAGGGAAAGAACGCAAGACTATAGCTCGTGATGATTTCATGAAGTTCTTTTCTGATAGTAACAAGAAACAATTAATTGACGTATTTGAAATGCAGAACCTATTAGGTGATGTTAAATTGTTAATAGTTGGGAAACTTAATCAAATAGACAATATGTCTACGTTTTTGAGAACAAAGAACGGTTTTGAAGTAACAGGACATGAAGGTTTTGTTGCCATTGACCACATAAAGGGAAATGCTTTTAAACTGGTAGATCAGTTAAGTTTCTCCCATGCTAATTTCAGCGATGATATACTAAAAGGATGGGACAGCCCAACACGATGAAAACTTACTCCGAATTAAAAGAAGGCAAAAAATTCACCCCGAAACAGATCAAAATGGCGATCGGTGTTGCTTCAGATAAGCGATATGCTGGCAATAATTTCAGTGGCGCGGTTGAAGCAATCGACAAGATTGCTCCAGGTCTGTCTGATCATCCACAAGTCGCGGCCGTGCTTAAACGCCAGAATGAAGAAACTATTACAGAAAAGCGCACGACAAGTTCTATCCAAGATAATATCACCGAACGAATGGAAGGCGTGTTGAATTCGCTCAAGAAAACCGGCCGGGTCAGTATTTTTGGCGTAACAACCAATGGATATGACTCTAACGAAATCAAGAATGCTAAAAAGCAATTTAAGAATACTGTCATGCATATGGAACAAGCGCTTGACCAATGGGAAGAAATTCTCGAAGAATATGAACTGTTCGACGAATGAAGTCTTTTAAAGCTATGAGAGAAGCTCGCCTGGCGGGTGACAAATATACGGTTTATAAAGACGGTAAGGTTTTAAAACCTAAGTTAACTAAAGCTGCGGCTATGAAATTGGCAAAGGAGAAAGATGCAGAATATGGCACGTCTGCCTGGGTCTCTGATAAATTGAATGAAAATTCACAAACTGGCGATATCGAATAATGTTAAAATTTAAAGAGTATTTAGATAACGAAGATGTTGACGGTGACGTTGACGAAGCAATATCTGCTCAAACACGAATGAAGATGAAAGCGAATGCTCGGAAGAATGCATCCAAGATGAAAGCAGGCAGAGCACGTGCCGAGAAGAAGATTGCATCACCCGAGAAGTTAAAAGATAGAGCTAAGAAACAAGCTCGGACTGCAATCGAAAAGAAGATATTGAAGAACAAATCGAAAGCTGATCTTTCCTTTTCTAGCCGTGAGGCATTAGAGAAGAAAGTTGCAAAGAAGGGTGCTGCCATAAATAGATTGGCGAAGAAATTATTACCTCAGATCAAGCAAGCGGAACGTGCAAAACATAAGGACCAAGAGAAAGAGGAAAAATAATGATTAAATCGTTTAGTCAATATATCACGGAAGCGAGCAATGAAGCAGTTTTTACATTTGGTCGCTTCAACCCGCCAACAACGGGTCATGAGAAACTCATCAAGAAATTGGCTTCTATTAGTAACAGCGGGGATTATTTTGTATACGCCTCTAGCTCTAATGACCCCAAGAAGAATCCTCTCGATTATGTTTCTAAAGTTAAGTTCATGCGGAAGATGTTTCCAAAGCATGCAAGAAATATAGTTTTAGACAAGAAGATCAAGAATGTATTCGATGTTATGGTATCCTTGTTTGATAAAGGTTATATCAAGGCAACGATGGTTGTTGGTTCAGACAGAGTAACAGAGTTTGATAAACTCATAAATAAGTATAACGGTGTAAAAGGTCGGCATGGATTCTACAACTTCGAAACACTACAAGTTGTTTCTGCCGGTGATCGTGACCCAGACAGTGAAGATGTCAGTGGAATGTCTGCTTCCAAAATGCGTGCCGCCGCCGGCGCAAATGATTTTGAAATGTTTCAGAAAGGGTTGCCATCAGGTTTTAAAGATGCAAAAGGTCTATTCAATGCTGTGCGATCAGGTATGGGTCTTGAAGAATCATTCTCGTTTAGAAAACATATTCAATTGCAATCTGTTTCGGATGTAAGAGAAAGCTATATCGAAGGAGATTTGTTCAATAAAGGCGACTACGTGCTTCTCGATAATACAGAAGAAGTAGGTCAAATTGTTGTAACTGGTTCTAACTACGTCATAGTTGAAAGCCGTGGTCAAACGACCAGGAAATGGTTAACAGATATCCGCAGTATGGAAATCGGAAAGTGAAATCCTACGCGGATTTAAAAGAGTCGATTGGTACTATTATACATAGAGCATCGTATATAGGTGCTGCAAAGATGCTTCATGATCTTTTAACACGAAAACCAAAACCTTTAAAGCATGGTGTTGAATATTATGCTTTGCAGATAGCTCGGTCAACCCAAGACGTGGAAGGACGCGCTTTGGCCAAATTCTACACAAAACAATATAAATAAGGATTACCATGAAATCATATTTCAAATTTAAAGAAAACTTAGGTTTAGAAGAAGACGCACTAGTTAAGATATATAGCGGAAAAGATGCATCAGCATTCAATGATGCAGTTGAAAAGGGCGACAAGAAAACTATGGTTGCTTTATTTATTAAATATGGTGAATCTAAAAAGAAGGCCGAGAAACAAGCGACAGAAATCATAAAGGTTGGATAGTAATGACTATCACGCAAACATTGAATTCACGGCTTGATCGTATAGAAAAGAATACCACTGTATTGTTAAATTCACTCGAGATCATCATAACACAGAACAATGAATTATCGTCAATTCATGAAGTGTTAGGTGCTCATGCCGAGCGAATTGACCGTATAGAAAATAGTATTGCATCTAATGACAGACACACAAAATCTCTATTTGGCATATACATCGCCATAGGTTTTTTATATGTCGGTACCGCAATTCACATAGCAGAAACTCTAATAGGATAAACAATGGACACAACAATTACAGACTTGGCCAAGGCATATATTGCAATGGTCGAAGCAGCTAACGAAAAGAAACCAAAGGCAGAAACTGAAGTCGAAGTCGAAGATGAAAAGAATACACCCGTAGATACGGATGATGACGAACCAGATGAGAAAGTAGAACCAAAGGCAGACCCTGCTGCAGATGACGACGAAGACGAAGACGAAGAAGACAAAGTTGAATCTGCTGATAAAGATTCGAAAAACGACGGTGCTGCATATAAGAAGTTCTTTGCTTCCGCGTTAAAGAAGTTTGGAGTCAAGAGTCAAGGCGAACTGTCTGGCGAGAAAGAAAAAGAATTCTATGATTATGTTGATGACAACTGGAAAGCAGATGACGAAAAATCAGAAAAGAAGGAATCTAAGTTCTTGGACCTACTTTCTAACTCTAATAAATAATCATATAAACACAAACAGGAAAGACGATGCAAAATAAAACAGGCCAGTTTAAAAAGGCAGTTGCTAAAACCAACGGATATTACACACCACGGGGCGAGCGCTTGAAAGCGGGTAAATTTACCCAACAACAATGTGATGAATGGAACGGCGTTAAAGCAGTAACGGCTATCGTAGTTGAAGAGGAAGTTGAGATGTGCTCTGCTCCTGTGGTAGAATCTGCTCCTGCTCCTAAGAAAAGTAAGGGCAAAAAGAAGCAATCATTTATGAGTGCAGTTAAAAACAAATTCAGCTAAACTTGAAAATACATTATGCATATATTCGATACCGTGAATGGTGATAACTTTGTTATGTATGCGTCTCATGTATATAATAATCCTCAATGTTCTAATGTGGAAGAGTTTTGTGACGATCTTAATAGGTTTAAGTATCTCAACAGACTATTCAAACGATACACAGATAACAACGAGGATTTACAAGAAAGATTGATATTGAATCATCTGATTATTATATACAACGTGTTCGGTATTGAAGGGGGTCATAAACTCACCTTCTTCAAAATCAAACGAGAATATTGGAAGGTATTAAAAACGTTCCTCATATACTTGAATTACTTAACCGAAGACGCTTTGATAACATATAAGATCGACGATCTAATTGTAAAAAAACTTAGAGAAATATAGAGGCACCCATGGGATTAATATCAGGCGCAATCAACACATACTACACGTTTAAGTTTTTGCGTCTCCTGACACAGAAATGGGAAAGCACGGACGCCTTCAAGTTTGGAATTGTCGATGCCCAAGGGAAAGCATTACGAAAGGTTGCAGATTTAAAAACACCTGAAGAAAAATCATCATATTCAGTCTTCAATCGACTTGTATTCAATGTTAAACGCATAATGAATAAAGTACCCTTTGGTAGGTCGGCATTGGTGTCGTATGCAGCCGCGTTATTTCTTCTTAAGGAACATGAAGTAGACTTCGGCCATAAACAAATAACGGAAAAATTATCAGACATGGCACTCCCATTGTTGAATGAAGACCGCGAATGGTTTGTTTTAAAAGACGACACTCTTATGGAAGGCACTTATAAACTAAATAGAGACATTGTATCCCCGATTACAGGTCTTGTTACTGGCCATGCTGGCAACAAGATAATCGTAGAAGCGAATTGCATATCAATTGGCGATATGTTCGGTATGGATATCTACAAAATTAAACACAGCATGTCTAAACAAGATCTCTATATAACCAGAAAGGATATAAAGAAATGTTAAAAGAAGATGCACCGGTCAATAATGTAGGGGATGGCAACGTATCAATGCCTCCCGGTAAGAAGCAGAGACTGTATTCTGATAATCCTAAGAACATCATGCGTCGAAAGCGTATGAAGTCATTTAAAGAATTCATAAAAAGGTGGGCTACATAATGGGTTGGATGGATTTAATTGCGGGAGCGTTATCGGTTGGTTCTGGTGGAATCGTCGGTATACTCGGCTCTGCACTAGGTGCTTTTGTAAAGAACAAAGAACGAGCGGCAAAGGCAATTGAACAAGCGGCAGAACGAGAATTCCAGAAAGATCTTCTTGTTTTGAAAATGAGCAGTGATTCTAATCTAGCATCGTGGGATGCCATGAATGTCACTCATCAAAGTGAAGTTGCTCTAAACGGTCAACCTAATTATAAATGGGTTGTTGCCGCCAAGACATTATTCCGTCCTGTATTAACTTTAACATTATGGGGCCTGGTTATTGTGCAACTAAATATGATATTAGATGGAACATTGACCGAATATGCATTAATTGCATCGGATACGCAGGCCATATTCTCTACAACAGAGATAGTTGAATTGGTAAGATATGTTTTATATTCGACTGTATTTGCTGCATCAACGGCTACAATGTGGTGGTTTGGTGAAAGAGCAATGGCAATGCCAGAACAAAAGAATCGTTAAATAGATACTGAATTACCGTTGATATCCCCTATCTCGGTAATTCAGTATTATAAATAATTCTGCCAACACAGAATATGTCACTGTTAATTAGTGTACACCAACCTGCCTCGGCACGACTTAGTTATTATAACACAATCTCTACAGTTTGTCAACCAAAAATAATAATAACTTTGGTTGACAAACGCACCTGAATGATGTATAATAGAAGTATCAAACATTGAACTATAGGAATAAGGCAAATGAGTGTGGAGTTACCAAGAATTAGAACAAAGAAATCTGAATATACGTTTGACTACCCAGAAGCAATCGCATTTGCAGAGGAACAACAAGATATATTATGGACCGATCGTGAAATTTCAATGGAGAAGGATCTTCACGACCTCAAGAACAACCTCGACGAAGCGGAACTTCACGGCGTTATAACCGTACTACAACTGTTCACAGAGTACGAATTGAATGTCGGCAACGAATATTGGTCTAATCGAATTGCAAAGGCATTTCCTCGACCTGATATACAACGAATGGCAAATATGTTTGCCTATGTTGAGATCAATGTACATGCGCCATTCTATTCAAAGATAAATGAAATATTAGGTCTCGCGACCAATGAATTCTATAACTCTTATAAAGAAAACAAGATTCTGAATGATCGCATGACATGGATTGGAGATGTATTATCGTCCCCTCGAGACAACAATCTGGATTTGCTAAGGAGTTTGGGTGCATTTTCCTTCATTGAAGGAGCGGTGTTATACGCTAATTTCGCATTTCTAAAACACTTTCAAGCAGAAGGTAAGAACAAATTAACCAATCTAATCGCGGGTATTAACTTCTCAGTTAAAGATGAAAATCTACATGCACTGGCCGATGCTTGGTTATTCAAAACCTTATTGAAAGAATCGAATTTAACTAAGAAGGAACTTGCAACTCTAGAAAAAGATATAATTAAGGTCGCAATCAAGACTTACGAGCACGAAAAAGAAATCATCAAAATGGTTTTCGAAAAGGGCAGCATTCGCGGAATAACTGAACATCAGCTAGATATGTTTGTCCAGTCTAGAATCGATTTGTGTCTTGAACAACTTGGTTATGAAAAAGTATATAAACCCAGCTACAATCCTGTAGCTGCTTGGTTTTACAAAAACATCAATTCATCTAAACTCCATGACTTCTTTATCTCGACTGGTTCGGAATATAACAGAGATTGGAAAGAAAATAACTTCGTGTGGGGACAAGTGTAATGGTAGAGCAACATGTATCAATTTATAAAGAATTAGGGCGTGAACGTAAGAAGTTGCAGGCCGAAGGCAGAATTCCTGATTGGTATACCACACCTGGGTGGCAGATGTTTAAAGAGAAGTATCAAACCGATTCCGAGCCAGATGTTAGATCTACGTTTGAACGCATATCCAAAACGGCATCGAGACACATGGGTGACGCAAAAGAAGAATGGAATACTAAATTCTTCAATTTGTTATGGAACGGTTTCCTTGCTCCAAGCACACCCGTCATGGCGAATATGGGTACGACTCGTGGAATGCCTGTATCGTGCTCGGGAAGTTATGTTGGTGATTCCGTATATAATTTCTATGAAGCACAGAAAGAAGGAGCACTTCTATCTAAAAACGGTTTCGGCACAAGTTCATATCTTGGTGCTATTCGTGAACGTGGAACTCCGATTAAAGGCGGCGGTAGCGCTAGCGGAGTTGTTCCTGTATTTAAGGACTTTGTACAAATGTCCCGAGACGTATCTCAGGGAAGCACGCGGCGAGGTTCGTGGGCAGGTTATATTCCTATCGAAAGCGGCGACTTCTGGGAGATGTGTCAGCACGTCGAATCAATGCCTGATGACGTTAACATCGGCTGGAACATAAGTGACGAATTCATTGCTAGACTTGATGCAGGCGATGACGATGCTATTGCTCGATATCAGAAAGCACTGAAGATCAAAATGTTGACAGGTAAGGGTTATTTCTTCTTTGTTGATAAAGTGAATCGCCAAAATCCTCCAATGTACACAGATCGTGGCCTGCAAGTTTATGCTTCAAATCTTTGTACAGAGATCACGTTGAACGCAACTTCCAGTGAATCGGGTGAAGGATTTGACGATGTTACCTTTACTTGTGTTCTATCATCAATTAACTTATCTAAATATGATGAAATGCCTGACCCTGATGAAGTCATTTTTGAATCGACTGTATTTCTCGATTGTACAGCAGAAGAGTTTATTCAAGAAGGCAAGAGGGTGCGAGGGTTAGAAAAAGCGGTTCGTTTCACAGAGAAAGGTAGAGCGCTAGGTTTAGGTACGTTAGGTTTTCATACTTACTTACAGAAGAATAATATCGCGTTTGAAAGTATGGAAGCACATATGATCAACAACACGATCTTTAAACGTCTGGCAACAGCTTCAGAACGCGCTAGTCGGTGGTTAGCAGAAACCCTGGGTGAACCTGAATGGTGCAAGGGTTATGGTTTGCGTAATACTCATCGTATGGCAATTGCTCCTAATTTATCATCTGCTATTCTATGTGGTTCTGTATCACAGGGAATCGAGCCGATATACAAAAATGCGTATGTTCAAAGAACAAGTGCGGGCGAAGTTGATCGAATCAACCCTGTATTGATAACTGTTATGAAAGAAAATGGTGTGTTTAATCCGAAGACAATCAACGCAATCATTGACGACAACGGTTCAGTTCAGGATGTTACATGGCTTGATGATAACCAAAAGGCAGTATTTAAAACTGCATTTGAAATTAATCAGGAAGCGATCATTAGATTGGCGTCGGCGAGACAACGACATATAGATCAAGCACAATCAATCAACTTGTTTTTCAGCGCGGACGAAAAAGAAGAAGTGATTTCAAAGATTCATGAAATGGCATTTAAAGATCCGTTCATCAAATCATTATATTACATTCGATCAGAGTCCGGAGTTAAGGCCTCGAATGGTGAATGCCTCGCTTGCGAAGGATGAGTTAGTATTATAAATACATGTTTGAATAGGAAAAATTTGTTATGTTTGATTATGAAGAGTTTATAGGCAAGATCTTACATCCAAACGACCCTGCTTGGTCTTGTAACTACTACCTTGAACATGGTTGTGAGTTAATCGATGGTCTGGAATGCCGAATGAAATCTTGTACTATACTTGATAATCATAAAAAGGGAATTCCACAGAATGTGGACGTATAAGGGAGAAGAATTCACCAGTGATGATATAGGTGAATGGAAGGGATTTGTATATTGCATAACAGATACATCTAACGGCATGAAATATGTCGGCAAGAAAACTCTTATGTCTATTCGCAAAT